ACAAATTGTTCCTCCCATTCTGATAATCTATCAGATAGTTGACATTGCTCTATCCAATCTTGATGAACTTTGTAGAGTTGTTCTTTGTCCATTATATTACACTCATATCAATTACTAGATGAGGATGTCTATGGGGATGCATAGGAACTTTAACCCAAATTATGGGAAATGTAGCTCCCTCTATTAGGCCTGGCAACTTTTTTTCTTTTTGCATTGTAGCTATTTCTTTCCATATTTCAAATAAATGTTCTTTGCTACTAACGTAACTACCACTTGAATAGTATTTGCCAAATTCTCTAAAATAAGTTAACTTAACATAATATTTATATTCCATTAGGCTGCCTTCCTATACTTCTTCAAATCACAATAATCAATACCAATTTCTACATCACATGGAATCACCAAATTTCTCCTTTTTATACTACAAGTCTCAAATGAGATTGGAATAAGAAAATAAGATTTGATAATTTCCACCATTTCATCTACTATTTTCTCTGGAATTAAAAATGCTAATGCATCGTGAGCTTCCGCCACAATTTTGACGTGCGGTAAATTCTTAAGGACCAATTTAATAACTTGTTTAGTTTTGTCTGATATGGTTTGCTGGGGAATAAACGAGTAGGCACCTTTCCATAGGTCTCTAGTATCCATCTCGTCATAAAAATACCTGGACGCTCCATAGGTGCCGATAATACGTCTATTTTGGCGTAGTAACTCTTGAATAGTATTATGAAACACAGTCTTAATTTTAGGCGTATCGTTAGCCAAAATCTCCAAACACTTTCCGGCTCTGTATTCACTAATTGTAATGGGGATTTTGTATTTCCTGGCATCTGTGTTGACATTTATCATTGCCTCATGTTTGCCGATGTCTAGATGGTATGCATGTCTTAATGTTTTACCAACGAATCTCTCGGGGCATTCATAACCGAGAATCTTTTTGCTATACGTTTGTTCACTACCTCCGAAGAATTTTGCGGCAGTGTAGGCGTGTTTATCTCTTCTATCATAATCAGCGAGAGTTTCCTCATCATCAGCGAGTAAACTGCATACTCTCGCCTCAGCCTGCGATTGATCAATATTAACCACAACATAACCAGGGTCTGCAATGAGAATAGAACGTAAATCATTTCCAATATCTCCATGTTTGCTAATTGTTTGAAAGGCCCAGCCCATTTTATCTGGGCGCACGGGAGCTTCTAATATTCCCGTAGAAGTCCTATAATTTTCAGTTCCTGTTATTTTAAATTGGGTCTTCATTCGGCCATCATAATCTGGCTCTGCTCTTAGATAACCTAATGATTTATCGACTCGTCTCCATTCTAATTCTAATTCTAGAATTCTTCTTATTTTTATATCCTTGACTACGTTACCTAATAGTGAGGTAATAATCTGTTCACCAGTCCCATCTCTTTTAGGAATCTTGAGAGTTTCATACATTAATTTTGAAACTTGAACTGGCGATCCCATATTAATAGGCTCTGTAACTCCAAATTCTTTACATAGTTCAAAAAATTCTTTTTCTATTCTAACTAGCCATGATAAATATTTATGAATTAAATTCTTTCTTTCTAATTCATCTATTCTAAATCCTGTATTATCTATATGCATATAGCATTTATGCATTTCATTGCGCCATGTAACATGCTCCAGCCCGAAAGGAATTTCGGTCTTAAGATCATTATGTTGAACATCAAATATTTCCCTAGTAACGCAGGCATCTTTGCAATTATACAGTAAAAGTTCCTCTATTCCATCTTTACCTGGTATGAAATTCCTACCTTCAAATTTATAATAAGGTTCTTCTGTATTAATACTTGTTAAAAATGCTAAACCCTTTGGCATTTCTGGAGAAATACAATGGGCTCCTATCATGGTATCCCAAAATAATTTATGTAAATAAAATCCTAATTTATTAATCTTATCTTCATCATATTTAAAATTCTGGCCTATAAATTTGAATTTAGGATTTAAAAAGAAATCTGCTAGGAATTTCCAAACGTATGCTAAATCCCCCGTCGGAATCGACGATATCTTGAGATTATAAGAATACGACTTTTTAGGTTTAGCTTCATTAACGACCCGTATCGGAAGGGTGTTCCAAAGTGGAATAGAAAAACCTTCGAGAGGGCTAAAACTAAGTCCAATGCAAACAGGAATGCTTTCAATGGCCTCAATATCAATCGCGCAGTATTGCTCATTTTTATTTTTTTCAATATATCTATAAACATCTGCACTAGAACCTGCTATATGTAGTAATCGTTGGGGAAGACGAAATTCTTTAAATCCTGACTGTGCTACAGCTCTTGCTATATCAAACTTTCTTACATATCTTTGCCACGATTTGAATACGGCCGCTGTTCCTTCTCCAGCTTGTCCATGTAGTTCCGCAGCAGGATGCCAAGTAAAAATGGCCTTGCGGCCAAAAGAACTTAGGATAGAACCGCGCCAAACGTTGATACCGTTGTGTTTACCTGATTTACTACATAGAGAATAAAGGACAGGATCTCCCAAACCTAATATGCAGTTTGGGTTTACAGCATTCATTTCCTCTGAAATTTCAGCCATTGCGTCTGACAATGACAATCCCATTTCCTGATATTTTTTGAATTCATTATTTGGTAATTTATATTTGAATATATTAGTTCTATATGTTTCCTCTATATTTAAACCTGCGTCCTGTAAATCCTTTTTTAGTATTTTTCCAGATGGGCCTACAAATGGTTTACGTTGTCGTTCCTCATCTGCGCCTGGAGCTATGCCTATAATAGCTAACTTAGCTCCGAATGGTCCAGTAGCAGGGACGTATGTGCGGTTTTCAGACACTATAATTATCTCTAATCCAACGCTGGACTTTCATTGCTACTTCCATATATTCGTCACTAGGATTCTTATCTATTTCCTGTCCTAGTCTATAAGCATCCCATATTTTATCTCTTAAATATTTGGGTAACATATACCAATGGAACTTACATCCCCACATTTTTGGTGGAACATGTTTATTACATTTGGGCCAATGGCAGGTATGAGCCATAATTACTTCTTATTATTTCGTAAAACTTTCAATGCAACATATCTTGAAAATCTATTTAGTTCTGGATGTTCTGCTAATATCAAGGCTTCGCTAATATAGCCTATAGATAAATTTAATGCTTTTGCAGTATCAGTTAGAGTCCATTTGTTTCCTCTTTTATTACCTCTGGATTTGATTTTAGCCTCGTGAAATGTTTTTATAGAAAAAGCTTTCAAATGCCAAGGATCCTCTGAATTTATGATATCTTCCATAGATAACATGGACTAGGATAAAGCAACTGGATAAATCCAATCACTCATATCCTAGTCCCTTACTCCCTTTGATTAGCTCCCATTTATTTCAGGCTACTGAGACGCTCCTTCACCTAGTATTACTTCAAGTCTTGAAAGGCACGTGCAATACTAGCTTACACGGTTAATCTCTCTAATCAAATATAGGAGTAAACTAAATATCTTAAGTGCAGGATTTTCCCCATCTTCCTACCTAGATGCCATCTTATTTGACTTACTCATAACAAGTCTTATTCAATGGTATCCTGCAACCTCTTTTTATTTTACTAAGCTGCTACTGTCTGCAATGGCAAGAAATCGGCAGCCTTATTGAGAATACGATTCTCATATTTATCATTGGCTACCATAACCCTGAATTTTTTTCCTACACAATTGACAGGATCAATATCTGCACTTGTAGCCTCTCCTTTAACCAACTTATCCCAGTCTTCTTGCGGAAATCCGCAGGCTATGAAGAATGCCTTGCCCATGGATACTGCCTTTTCTGAGATAACGTAGTTCTGAAGTGGAACTGGAACTGGCATTCCTTTTTCTTCGACTTCAATCTCGAATGTGTATACCTTTGATCCATCTGTCTTAGCGATGGCTTCAAAAAAATTTACGCAAACTCCCACTTTCCAACCGGGAGTAAGCTGCTCTGAACGGAGTGCATCTTTTGCAGTGACTTTAATCATAGTTGTTTTCTCTTTTGTTGTTTGAGTTTATGTTTCTACGTTTTTAAAGGGAATCGTCATCCCCTCGATAGTAACGTTCTATCGGCTTATCTAATTAACTGCTTAAAATTTAATAGCCTTAGGCGCATTAGGATCAACCCTTGGAGTATCCTTAATCTCTGTAGATAGTTGTTTCAAAAGTTCCTCGCTAAAATCTTTTCCTGTCCAATCAAATGATTGTATCCCCATGGATGTTTTACATTCATCTATAGAAGAGCCGATTGTATTTATCAAATAACTAGCTTGATTTGCACCTGGGCCTATTTGCTGGAATTTCTTTTCAAACAAATAAATTTCATTGAAATAACCATTAATTTGGGCGGGAGCTTTTTTTCCTTTTGTTAAAATTTGCATGAATGTTTGTGTTTGACGGGCTTTACTATCTTCATCAATAGTAGTAATTTCATATGGGCTAATGTGAGCCTCTAGTATCACGTTAACCCCATCGTTCTTTAACTGCTGCATAAATGCTAACAAATCGTAAATGATTGCTGCATCTTCTGCATTATAATCTTCTAATTCATTTACTGGAATGCCTCCGATTTTCTTACCAGCATCTTGGCCTGACCTTCTCTTTACTCCTGCTTTACTAATAATTAAATGATTTAAAACTATATGAATAAAAGAGGTTAGTGATGCCATGACTACAGTCTTATATTCTGGTCTGGCTGCTACTTCATCTAGTCTCTTATCCAATGAATAATAACCTGAGCGCATATGAAAAGAGTCATAATATACTCCTTTAACATTTCCGTCTAATTTACGATAATAGGACATAACAGATTCCATCCTACCTTCGCAATCAAATACATATACAGGTCTAAATTCTTTGCCACAACTAGCAATGGTTTTTCCTGTTCCTGACCTGCCTTTTGATAATAATGATAAAACTGGTCTAATGGGAGCGGTATCTGCATCAATCGGCATTTTTAATAACCCTTAACTTCCTTAACCCACTCATATTCTTTATTTGTAACTGGATTAATTTCTTTTAATGTAATTTCCCTATTGACTATTTCTCTGGCGGTCCACGCATCTTCATCATCATCCAACTCTCCTATATTTAACATTCTTCTAATCAAATATAGCTCTTGTATAGTCATTTTGATTTGGCCTCTTGTTCTAATTTAGTCCAGAAATCCTCCGCTTGTCTAAGAGCAGGCGTAATCTTCTTATTAACGCAATCATCACAGCAAGGTTCTGCCATTCGTAGTGCTCTTTTATTAAGAATAAATGGGCCATTACAACGATTACATAGCGCCATATTACCTTTTAGTAAAGGAGCAGATAATTTACTAGCCATTGGAGTATAATGAGTGCATTCCGGGTCAACACACTTCATCACCCAAAACTCTTTACCTCCATGGCCGATATTAACTCGGCGGTAGCGATGTGTATGTTTTGCCATTTTACATTTCTACTTTACTTATGGGAATAGTATTCACATGCATAATATTAATTATATTAATCAATAATTCCTCATATCCATTAGCTATCTTACCCAGTTCTTTAGCATTATCATAATCAGATACAAACATAAGAAAACTTGTTATAGCTACTCTTACTGTCATGCATTGGGCAAATGTCAATTCTTTGCCGTTAATAATAATATCAGGCTCTTTCCAATCTTGTAGATTTGGCATTTTCTAATTCCTTTCTCATCCTAATAGCATCATCTAGAATAACATGCCATACATTTTTTCCCCATACTCCAAATAAATATTTTTCAGCATAATCATGAGCATCTTGTGCTCTTATGCTAATAATATTATGGGCCATAGCTTGCTCAGCCACTTTACTAATCATATCCAATGCTCTGAATATTTCGTGATTTTCCATATTAAAACTCCATTGGATTCCACTCCTTACCAACTTTGAAATATCTTTCTAATTTCTGTTCCCTGACCTCTCGACTTACATTGCAAATGCCACCATTATATTTATCAGAAAACTGACATGCGAAATGTCCTGATATACAACTGGTATGATTCATAGGCCAGTAATTATCTTCATTACAAATTAAATATTGTTTTACCCAATATGGTAGAGTTAAAGTTCGCCATTCTTCCAATGTATCAGGGTCGAATGGTAATAGTTCCATCTTAAATTTGTCTTTAGTATCGAGAGATTTTTGGAACCCAAATCTTTGCACACCCAAAACATTAGCTTTACAAGCAAGTGCGTAAATCCTAAACTGATTAGACATTTGCGTATAAAACCAGCGTTCGGATTCTGATTTGTTATCGACGGGGATAATAGGTATTTGTGAAGTCTTAACAATAAGGTCAATACGACCAGTAAGGTAAATTCGTAACCGAAGATTAGCATCCTCATATGCTTTGAATCTAAATGATTGTTCTGTTGCTATTGGAATCCAACTAGACTGTTGAATAAACTTAAAAAACTCTACAAGTGTAGAAAAGCAATCGAGTGCGTCTTCTGCTTCCATATGTAAATGTTAAACTAGCCTTTTTAGCCGCGTCCAATCCTATGGCCGCTGCAATTTGATAATCCCCAGACTTAATCCTTTCTTTCCAATATTCATGTAATCCAATATGCGCTAATTGTCCTTTCTCATATGACTTTGGAACGCCTCCTATCGGAATCAAATGCCTATTAAATACATAATTACATTTGCATGGACATGACATAAAACTAGATAGAATTTGAGAATCTAATTGAATATTGGTCCATTTTTCTTCATTAACTTCTATTAAATTTTCTTCTTTTAATTCAGTCATTGTTTCAAACTTTCTACCCAATCTATTAAATTCTTGTAAACAGATAACTCTAGAAATATCTCATTGGTAACATTTATTCCATTTTCAGTGGTTAATTTAATCATTCCATCTACTAATTCTACATATACTGCATCACCTAGATATGTTTTCATAATTAAGTTTCCTTAGGTTCAAATCTAACTTTTCTAGTATTGTTTAATAGATTAGTTAATTTGAAAATGAGATTAGCCGGGACAACTATTTCATCATATTCATCACTATTGGGATCATCATGCCTAAGAGTTACCTTTCCATCTTTATTAATCTTTGCTTTGATACCTCTATATTCTATTTCAATTTCATCGTGAACATAAACCTTACGTTCATCTGGATTAGTAGTTCTACCTCTAAATACCATTTTGTTTTCTCCAATTCTCGTTCATGTAATTATCATGTCTGTAAAATCTAATATACCTATAAATAAATATAATTAGTTTAATCATAATCTGCTTCTAATATAATTCTAATCGGCCTAGTTCCTACCTGGTCTATGGTTACATTAATTAATGGACACTCCCCCTCTTCTCCCGGTCTTAATTGGGGAAGATATATTTCTATCATACTATCCCAAAACTCTTCAGGAACTGCTTTCATTAAATCTCTGATTGTCATAATTCACCTATCAAGAGGAGGAATAATAGTAATCTTATCCTTTTTATGTTTCCATGCATATCGAATTGTAGCCCATGTTCCACTTCTTAATGTATGCTCAAATTCCTTAGGACATGCTATAACATAATCACATGAGTCTACTATTCTCATATTTCTACTTAATGGAGGCTCCGCAGGGAACCATCTAATCGAATAAATGACTTCTTTATTATCTAAAAGACCATTTATATTAGTCCATTTTCCATTTTCTCTTATAATATCTTTCTCTGGGTTTAGAAACCATGCCCTTTTTCGAGTATCTTTATTTTGTGGATAAACACTAAACTGTAGAATACCTTCAAATAACGCAATCCTAGCAGCCTCAATATCACTTCCAATACAATCCCCAAAAACAAATTCAGTCGCGTCCTTTAACTTTAATATCCTAGGTAGTTCATGTTTTTGAAATGTTGACATTCCTTTTTGGCTGCCGGTGAATCCTATTCTCATTATCTACTTAACCTCTTCTAAATCTGCCATCGTGCCTATTTCTTTTTCAAATCTCATAATTTTTCCATTAAATACAAAGGCATAGCTAATATCCCTAAATGGATTCGCCAGCAATTCTCCAGATTCGTCATAATGATCTAACGGACTAAGATTAAAACCAAAATCTGTATGCGATAGCCAATAAATTTCGCCCTTAAATCTAACTTTTTTATGAATCATTTTTTTACCCATACTCCATCTACTAATTTCATATCGAATACTGGTGACCTATTCCAATAAATAAACTGTGCTCTCGGTCTTATTTCTCTTCCATCTAAAGTAGAATAAATAAATGCAGATGCTTCTTTCTTACCCCAATCTACCCCCATATATGGAATTCTATGCACTTCCTCATTCATAAATTTTTCCTGGATAGGATGTATTTTAAATATAATTTCTTTGCCAATCAAGGATGATAAATCCCCAGTAGTAAATTCCTTTGCTAAGTCTTCGGGACTAAGTTTCTTGTTTTCAGCCATGAATATAACCTATCACAAAACCTATGAACTGGCATATCAGTCTCATGACTAATGAAACCTGCTCTTAAATGAAAATAATCCCAGAGACTTTTACATTCCTCTTGAGATATGAAGAATACTGGAGGCTGCTCTTCCATCATAGCTAATATGAAGTCGAGCGCCTTTATATCCTCAAAACTACCTCCCAGAGTAATGTGTGCATCTCTAATCTTAATTAGTGTTTCGTAATGGTTCATAATCTTTTCTCCAAAATCTGCCTAAAATGTCTCCATTTATTTTCCAATTCAGGATTCATTTTATCTGCATTATGATATATTACGAATGTATCCTCTACTATATCTATAAAATGTATTCTTAATATATCGGCCCAATGTTTATCTCTAATCTTAGGATAAATTCTATCTCCTTTCTTAGCATCTTCGCTTGTAATTTTAATTGGCATATGGTTTAATCTCCTAGTTTAATTTGCTGGCACCCTGTCATTTCAGGGATTGGGAATTAGCTTCTGACGAAAGTATAAAGTCCCATCCACTTTCTTTAATCTCATCCTAGGAAGAGGTTGCAAATGCTCTTGCATAGAAATTATTGACTCCAATAGTGGGTAGCATATGTTTACTTACCGTTATTCTTACGAACTCCTGCCCAATATGCTTTCATTCTTTTACTAATCTCTTTTCTTCGGGCTCTAGACATTTTCAAAAACAATGGCCTACGTTTCTTATTAGCCTTATTAGTCTTCTTTTTCTTCTTTTCAATTTTATCTAAGCCTAATTCCTTAACTACTTTTATAGCAGAATCAATAGTATCTGCTCTCAATCTACATTCAATTGCAGTAGCTTCTAATTTTTCTAGCAAGTTCATAATCATCTCCTAAATCAATATTAAGGGCCTTAGCCAATAATACAGTAATTACATAAGCTTTGGAACACTGACAGTATAATGCTATATTTTCTACCTTTCTCCATATTTGCGGAAATACATTACCATTTAATGCCTCTCTATTTCTTGCTTTCGGTTGTCGGTGCATTTAATTGTTTCTCCTTAATAAGTTGGTAATCATACATAACCTTTAATACCCTAGTCTGAGATGATTGAGGCAATCCTTCAAATAGAACCTGTAAAAATGGACCTAATAATCCGAGGCAGCGCCTCTCTGCTTGATTCATTTGTAGAGACTCTAGTAGGTCTTTTGCCTCTTTCTCTAATTGTTTTATTTGTTCGTTCATTGTATTCTTAGTGTATTCACAACTTTCCTATCCATGCCAACTTCTTTCTTCCACATTTCATAACAAGCAGTCCAGGTAATTATATTATAAGGTCTCCAACGCTCGCCAAATATCATTACTGCTTTGTTAACATCTGACTTAAATTTATCTTTGTGTTCTTCTTCTACAGCGTATTCAAATTCTTCGAATATCATAATCTAAACTATCAAATAAATTGTTGCAGATTTATCGTCAAATTCTATTTCTTTAATATCTAACGCTACTTTTTCTTGTTTTTTATGTTTGCCTAACGAAACAATAACCCTAATAGTTATAGTTTTACTAGTTGATTTAGTTATGGCATTCCTCGCAAAATCAATTTGTTCTAGTATATCATCCATTATAGTTTATACCTCCTTAAATTGGCTGGCACTATAGGACTCGAACCTATAACCTTTTGATAGCCAGATGCACTGCCATTGTGCTATGTGCCATCATTTATTTTAGTTATTTTAACCACTTCTATTCTGCAAGAAACATATTTTCTAATTTTTGCGTATATTGCCTCTCTTATATGCTGGGAAATATCTCTATCGTGTGAATATTGTCTTGCTGTTTCATTACTAATTTCTACCAAAAATTTCATAATTAAACCTTTGCAAAATCCTTATTAGTCTTTGCCCTTTTCCTAACAATCAATTCTGCAAGTTCCTTAATAATTTCA